CCTTGAATAATCGCCCCATCAGCCCATGCTTTTATTTCTTTACAGTGTATGTGTGGGGTTGGTTTTTGCTTTACAAGCTCAAAAGATGCACTAAGTCCTGTATATGAGTTGTTTATACAAAATTCAGACGCTTTGTTAAGTTCTATTTTGTAAGTTTTATCAAGTTCGTAACAGCTAATACTTGAATCAACACAAACAACCTCATCCCCAGCCTTTAAATCATGCTCTTTTATTAGATCTTGTAGGTTCATTTCAGTAGCTCCGGATTTTGGTGAATGTTGCCGATTATTTCCATTGCTTTGTTAATTGATGCTGCATAAGCAAAATTACCATAGTGGAAAGCATGGTTATTTGGGCGAAGATTTACTGTATGAAAATTTAGTGATGGATGAAGCTTTACCACAGCAATTCTCGGTATGAATTCTTCGAAACCTGGAATGTGACCCCATTTGACAATGTCACCACTGTACATATCAATATTGTTAACAGTCAATCCGGTGAATTGCATTAACACATCACCAAAATCACCTCGCATTAATCTGCATAAATTTGCTGCTTGATATTGATCTTTGCATAATTTATCTGGGTTAAAATAAATCATGCTTTTGTGATTCTCATGCCAAGCTCTAAATTTTATCACTCTTATTCCCATCCCTTATTAATTAGCTTTAAACACAATAACACCAAAACACAACCTATTCAAGTATTATGTTTAATTTATTATCAGTATTAACAATATTACCCAAAGTTTGCCATAAAACACTGTTTATATTAATCCAATCAGCCTTATGTAATTCCTCAATATCATCGCAAAACAATTGATACTTAATCTTTTTTTGATTGAGTCCCTTTACTATGTGGATTAAATTGTTTAGGTCAAATATGCATACAATACAGACGCCGATAAAACCGGCGTGTTGATACAATTTTATTGCCTTGAAATAGTCGAACACTAAAATAACTGTCTTGCCAGGATTGCCGAAGATCAAACAAGAACCATAAACAAATTGCTTATTTAAATACCTGACATCAAAACCAGGACCCTCAATCATGGCCAGGCTGACCATCAGACCGTTCAAATCCGTTAACGGCACAACTTGATAAGCACCGTTAAAATAAACACCATTGACGCATTCACAATTAGCCAATATTTCACCTGCATCATCAGCGTTACCTTTTTGACTTAATGGCAATCTTAATTTTCTTACGGGAGCTGAAACGCGCCGTGAAATATTATCAATAAATGCGTTACTATCGATGGATGTAACCGCTTCCTTAAAGTCACAGCCCGTATATTCCATGATAAAACCGATAACATCACCATGGACACCACAGCCAAAACAGTAATAAAATTGCTTGTCTTCTGCTACCGTGAATGATGGAGTTTTTTCACCGTGAAATGGGCAGCATGCGCCGTAGTTTTTGCCCATCTTTTTTAAGCCGATATAGCCGTCAATTATGTCAACTATGTTTATGCTGTCTTTTAGTTGGTCTGTGTTTATCATGAGTTAGCCTCGAATACTGCTTGTGAAAATCCTCGCAGTGTGGCGCTTCTTATGTTTTTAGTTCTCAATGATTTTCCGCCGCATTTTTTCCAGCCTGGGTTATCCTTAAGTAATGGTTCGATTCTCTTTTTAACTGGTTCCTTGAACCCCCCTCCGGTCCATATGCAAGTGTTTTTATTGTACCTATCCTGACCCGGGTAAATATTACTATACAAAGGGTGTTCGTCATTTTTAGGGAGATAGCCGGCATAATCACAAGGATTAAATTTAAAATCTGGCTTTCTATAAATCGTGCTTATTACACCCACAGGGTTTTCCCATCCATACGCGCAATTAAAATCATCGCCAACAAGTTTAACTAAATAAACTAAAGACATGGCATCTTGTTGGAAGTGAGGGTTAATCAACCTTTTTTTACTGAAGTGTTTAGCGCCTGCAACAGTTAAATCTGTACAGTCTGGAAAGCCAAAAACAAATTCAGCTTCACTACCAACTATTGTTTTGATTTTTTCTATATCGACCCTAGAAGGATATTTGCAAAAACCAACAGAATTTGAATAGCTTTTAACAAACCACATACCGACATTTAAAATATTCTCATGGTCTGACTTGGTAACTCCTTCCGGGTGTTGACCATCAAAACAATAACAAAGATAACCAGCATCAGCCCAAGGTTTAGCCATTATCCCAGTGTAATCAAATAAAAATATTGCTTTCTTCATATCAACACCCCCAATTTAGGATTAATCGTTATATCATTGCCAATACAGACACACAAATTCAACTTCTCACAAGCTGGCAATACATTCTCGCGCAAGTAACCTGACAACTTGGCACGCCCTTTAAATATAGGTTTATGCTTCACCAGGTCACGAATAGCTGTAACCGAAACTTGATTTTTATTCTTACTTAGGAACTTTTTAAACTGCTTAACCATTTCCTCAATTTCTGATTTGTCGCCGATAAAACCTTGGCTATCAGCAGTGGTTATATACATTTTTATCAACTGTTTGTATATTTTAATTGCCCATTTTACAGAGCTTTCTTCAACAACTAAAGGTGTTAATTTACCCCAGTTTTCAATGACATGAAGGACACAAGATATTTTCATTACCTGCTTATCCATCTTACCAACTGCGCCACGCAACATGTTGTTTGAGTACATACCACCGTCTTTCAAATGTGGTTCAATTTTAGTCTTGTTTACCTTGATTGCATGAATAGCTTTATCAGAAAATGTGAATACAGTTTTATCGGAAAACACTAATTTATTAATCAACATGATGTATTTTTTTTGTATGGCTTTATCGCATGGAAAGAAATTCATGTGATCACGTTCGCCAAAAAGGTTATCTTCCCGGTAAAACAAAAATCGTTCACTTACACCGTTACCCCGAGAACCTGCAGCCAAAATGATTGGCAATGTTTCATCCTGGGCAATAACAGCAATCGAACCCCTGACATAACCCTCGCCTGATTTACGTGAAACACGGTTAGAGGAAAGCCAATCACCATCCCAAGATTGCAATATTATATCTGCATTGGTTACTGAATTTTCACTGTAAATATTTCCAATAACAACATTTATTGCCCCGGCTTCATCACTGATAATGTTCCAGGTATTGTTTTGCTTAAATGCCAGGTCTTCCAGCGCTTCTGGAGTGGTGTTACTCACAGCGTATTTATAAATAGGTGTTTCTTCAAGCTTTTCAATAGAATCAACCAAGTCATTAGTTAACGAGTCAATTTCTAAGTCTAGCTCAGCCCCCTTTAAGTCCTTCTTTAATACCTCAATCGTGCTTTCAAGTTTATTACGTTTACCTTGCTGTTTCTTATTAAAATCAGTAAAGGCATTACGGACAGGGTTTACGTAAAAGCTATTAATTCCTGATTTACCGGTAGACGGTGGCTGAGCAGTTATTATGTATAAGTTCACAGGGGAATCGTTCCCGTGATACTCATAACTAAACGATTTAGTCATAGCCGATGCAATTACACCAAGACCATGAACAAATGCAGTATTAACCGGGAATTGTATTTGTGTCGCTATTTGCTGGGCAAACAGTGTTAACAAATCCTTCCTTTTAAAATCCACAACCTGTATGTGCTCTTTAGGTGCGGTGTCAGAATCTTCTGGCATTATCGGTTCAGGCCATTCTTTTTGTTGTTCCATGTAAACCCCTTACTTGGCTCTTAGAACTTGAACGGCTTTTGTGCCATCTGCCTTTTTTACTGTTGCAACCTGAAATGAAACGTTCGATTTTGCTTCATATGTCCTGGCCGCTACCGCTATTTTTTTAACATCACAATCGTTAAACCCATCAGGTAATTCTATGCCTTTACCAACTTCTAACTCATTAAATGGCCATTTTTTACGCGTTGGTTTAAATTCTTCCTTTGATATGAATTTCATTATAAACACTCTATTTTTACAAGGAATACATAGATTACACATGTTAAACGTAATTGTCAAATACAGGCAATTTTGGTGGTTTTCGTGGGAAAAGTGGGAAATAGGAAAAAAATAGGAAAACTTTTCCCAGTCTGTAGACTATGCTATCACTGGTCTAAGGTCGATTATGGGAAAATAGGAAGAAGTCGCCCCTCTCCCTCCATATAAATATAAATCTGTAACCACCCCTCTATATAAAAATTTATTATTTATTTATATTATTATAATTAGATAGATTTTTTTCCTATTTTCCTATTTGGTACTAAACCCTTATATGGTACGGGTTGTAGGATGGGAAAAAAATTCCCATATTTTCCTATTGTGGGAAAGTTGTAAATAGTTAAATGTAATGGTTGTAATTGGTAGTTAAACGTAATAGTATTTGGTTAGTTAAATTAATTAGGACGGAAAATCATGAAATACAGTAAAGGTGACTTGGTTATATCCACAAAGAAAAAAATTGAATGGCTTGGTAAACATCAACCAGAATTTTTGTTGTGTGAAAAAGGGGACAGGTTAAAAATACTTAAATGCTTTCCTAAAGACGGTTTTCCAAATCATGGTGTTGATAGTTATTCAGTTCAAGATGAAGAATCTGTTTATGGTGATTTCTTTATGGAAGAAACCGATCTTGAACAACCAGTTGATAACAATGACGGTCCATCAGAAATTAAGGAATAGCATGAATAACACAATCGGAACAGAGCAATTAAAACCTATTGTTTGGATGAAGCCTGATGTTTTACCTGATAAACCAGTCGACGGAGAAGATGCTAAGCAATGTTGGGTAGCATTCGATGTGAAACATTTAAAAGAACCAGATATATTTTTAGCTAAATTTGAATGGGGTGATTGGTATTTTGAAGGGGATTGCTTGATTAATTCTGCATGGGGTGAACTGTTAGCCTGGGCTGAATATACCCCGCCGACTTTTCAGGAGCTATTGACTGATGACTGACATATTTATATATTTTATGATTGCGTATTTTATTTTGTCTTGGAAAGACTCAGTGGTTTACAGATACAAAATAGCGTACTACGAAGTAAAACTTAAAAATTTGGGTGTTGATATTACTCATGTTGAAAACATTACGATTATAGGGGTTTTTACTGATGACTAAGGCAATTAAAATAGAAAACTGTCAGACTTGCCCGCATGAAGGTAAATGCAAAGCATGGACATCACTATCAAAAAGTCAACGAGTTCAATTAGCAATAGGAAATAATACGCCACATGAATTCATACTTGCCAAGTGTCATTTAGATGATGAATTGAAATCGGAATTATCAGAATATTTATTATCAGATGATTATATAAACTTACTTGAACGTGCAATATTATCAAGATACGGAACATCATCAAACAATAAAGTGAAACATCACAGAGTTATAAATATGATCGAAAAGTTTAAACTTGATAACAAAGAAGGTAAGTAATGATGCGTGAATTAACCGATTTAGAAATTTGTGAAAAGATGACTGTGATAACAATTAAAAACACGACTTTTACATACAAAAACAGCAAAGTTGCATTTGTTTGGACTAGTAGTGAAAAGTCGTCAAAGTGCTCTTGTGGTGAAGAGTGGGAGCCAGTTAACGTCAATGATAACAGGTGTAAGAAATGTAATGGTGCAGGCTTATGAACATACCAGACAATTTAAGCGCACAAGATGACCCTGCTAGTGATGGTGATGCTTTGGTTGTTATTTGTGATCAGGGTGGATGTATGAATTCAATTACTATAGATGATGCTAGCAAAAGTGATGAGCTTGAATGTCACGGCGGCGTTACTTGTAGTTATTGTGTCGGTGAGAATATTAAGTTCCTTTTTGATAATTACGACAAATAAGGTAGACATAACCAATTTTAATGATAGTATACGCGCCTTTTAAAACACGAGGGAACAAAAATGTTCAAATCAATTATTATTAATTCTTTACTGGCTTTAACTCTAACGGCTTGTACCAATGCAAACAGCGCGATGCAAATATCACATCGTGGTTATGATGAAAACAAAATATCCGGGTTTATCGAGGCAGTCTTTGACGGGTTTGATTACCTTGAAACTGATGTAAGACTACGTAATGGTGAGATTGTTTTACTTCATGATGATGTTGCATGTAGTGATTGCGATAAGTTATCTACGTTGCTTAGCTTTGCCCGGCATTACAATGTGACCGTATTTATTGAAGTCAAAGAGTATGAGGCTATCGAAAAAACTGTAGAAATTGTTAATAGATATGATGATGTAATACTTATTTCATTCGATACCAAAACATTAATTAAGCTTAATTCTATGACAAATTATCCTCTTGGCCTGGTGACTAGTGATGCTAAAAATGTTGATGAAGTGTCTAGCATTATCGATTGGGTATTTATCAGCAAGAACTATGTCGATAACTGTGTTAGCTATTTAAAGTGTGCTGCCTGGACTATATCCAATGATGCAGACCTTGATTTAGTTAATTCTAAGTTTGGTTTTGCTGGGCCGCTTGTTGATGCTTTTGTTATGGACCGGTGGTAATTATGGATGGTAATGATGAATTGTTAGATGATTTTATATTTGACCATGAATCCCTACTTGTAGAACGTGTCACTAAGTTTGATTTAATAAAAAAAGATCAGTCACATGAGAGTAGGGTTAATGCGTTGTGCGATTCATTATGTACAGAAAAGAGCGGCTATAAATTTACAAAATGGATACGTGATATAATGGGTCAAATTTAATTGAATGGTTAGTGTTATGGGTAAGTTCGGTAGACCAACAATTTATACTAATGAAATGCTTGAAAAAGCGTTCGAGTATATAGGGTTGTTCGACTTAAGGCAGGGCGAAAGAGAATGCAACGTTGACCAGGAAATTATCCCTACTGTAGTTGGTTTATGTCGATATATTGATCGCTCAAAGTCAACCGTATACTCATGGCTTAAAGATGAAGATAAAGGCGACTTTCTGGACATTGTTAGCGCATTAGAGGAAAGTCAACACATCTCTTTAGTTTCTGGAGGCCTTTCTGGCGGGTACAACCCCATGATAACTAAGCTTATTCTATACAAGCATGGTTACTCTGAAAAAATGGAAGTTGATAATACTTCTAGTGATGGGTCACATAAAGGCTTTAATTCGTTTTACGATAAGGATGAAGGAGATGGTTAAAATATTAATTGGCGGTCGTGGATCAAGTAAAAGACCAGAGGTAAGGTTTAAATCTGGTGCATATGTTGATTGGAATGAATTAGATGATGTTGGTTCTGTGGTTGGCTTGAAACCAGAATGGGCTACGCACATTTCACAAACTCGTGCTGGTGATATGGTTTGGCTTAATACCGATAACGGCAAGACGAAATTTATAAATAGCGATAGAGTCGTTGAGCTGCCGTTGAGTAATTACTTGTTTAGAAGGAGTAAGCCAATACCGGAAAGCTGGAATTAATGGCCTCGTTAAACCCAAATCTAAAATCATTCTGGAAAACAAAAGCTGATGTAAAAGTATTAAAAGGCGGTCGTGCAAGCTCTAAAACATGGGACTGTGCAGGATTCGCCATTTTTTTGGCGTCTAGGTATAAAGTTAAATTCCTATGCATGCGCCAATACCAAAATAAAATCAAAGAATCTGTCTATGCAATACTGAAAATTCAAATCGAACGTTTCGGACTTTCCGAAGAGTTCGAAGTTTTAGCATCTGAAATAAAGCATAGAACCACTGGTTCATCGTTTCACTTCTACGGTATACATCGTGACATTGCTGAGATAAAAGGCTTTGAGGGTGCTGACATTGGATGGATTGAAGAGGGTGAAGGTCTAACTAAAGATCAATGGACAGTTATTGAACCAACAATACGCGCAGAGGGTGCGGAGTGCTGGATACTGTACAACCCAAGGTTAGTCAGTGATTACGTTGAGACATTCAAGCATGACCTTGATAACGGCGTCCTTGTTCGCCAAATAAACTACGATGAAAACCCATTCCTATCAAATACCATGCTTCGTAAAATAGCCAGGATGAAAGACCAGGACTATGAAGAGTACGAACACATTTATCTTGGCATACCAAAAGCCGATGATGATGATGTGGTTATTAAAAGGTCCTGGATAGAAGCCGCTATTGATGCTCATATTAAGTTAGGAATTGAACCATCAGGCAGTCATAGGATAGGATTCGACGTTGCTGATGGTGGTAAGGATTTATGCTCACAGATACATGCGCATGGGATAGTTGCCTTATGGGGTGAGCACTGGAAAGCTAAAGAGGATGAGCTAGATGAAAGTTGTGCAAGGGTTTACAATCGCGCTTTTGGTTTTAATGCTGAGATTGATTATGATTCTATTGGTGTTGGTGCTGGTTGCGGTCCATTGTTTAGAAAGCTTAATGAATCTCGTCAGCATGAAAATGGCTACATTCAGGTCAAATACAAAAAATTCATAGCCGGCGCTGGCGTTATCGACCCTGGCGGGTATTACATTGATGCCGGAGATGAAAAGACAACCAATAAAGATTTCTTCGAAAACCTAAAGGCTCAATCATGGTGGATGGTGGCTGATAGGTTTAGAAACACTTACAATGCGGTAATAAAAGGCACTGCGTTTGACGAATCTGAACTTATTAGTATTAGCTCTGATATGGCAAACTTAGGAAATTTGGTTACTGAGCTTTCGACGCCTAGAAGAAGATTTAGCAAATCCGGTAAAGTTATGGTTGAAAGTAAGGAAGAATTGAAGAAACGTGAAGTGGATTCCCCCAATGATGCAGATGCATTTATTAATGCTTTCTCACCCAAAGAGAGTAACGGCGCCATGGACTTAATGTTTCAGTCTAATTTGAATTAAAGCCGCTGTTGCGGCTTTGTTTAGCTTAACGATGACTTACATCACCGTTAACTGTAAAATTTATATTTCCAGTTAATTCGATATTTCCAGTTAATTCTACATCTTGAACAACCCCGTCAATAATTACCTTTCCATCTGTAATTAACACGTTATTACCTCGAAAGTTTTTACCATCGATAACAACCGTTCCTGGGTCGTTCATTGTTAATTTCATGTTATTTCCTTTTAATACGCCCTTGCGGGCTGTTTGTTTGGTTTTATTTATTTATAACAACCAGCATAGTTGAAATATTAGTTCCGCTCTCTTTAAATGCACCTTGTGGTATTTCTTCAGTATATGAATCAACAGAACTTAACCATTCGCGGAATGATATTTGTTTTTTCTGACTTCCATGGACCCAGCTTTTACTCATAATAGAAACAAGTAAGCCACCTTCATGTAAAAACTTGTACATGTGCAATACGTGATCAACATCCTGATTTTTTGTAAATGGCGGATTTGCCACTATCCTTTTATATTTTATATGTTCTTCCGGATTAATATTAAGAAAATCTAACGGTGTTAATTCTTTTTCATATTTTCTATTTAACACTTTTATGTTTTCTGGCATTAATTCGATCATACTAGCGTGAGCGCCAAGCTCAACAATTCCATCAACAATAGCCCCTTGTCCTGCGCTAGGCTCAAGAACTAACATATCAGAATGAATACAAGCATGATTCATTAGTAAATCAACAACACCTGAAGGAGTAGGGAAAAATTGAAACTTCTTTTTATCGTTAATTACTTCACCACCGACAAGCCTAGACTGTACAATAGATGCATCTTCAGAGAACTCAAACCCACATTTTTTATACTTTCCACCAGCAGTAATTAAACATTTCTTTACCTGACTATAGTTATCAAACTGTTCATCTTTAGGTAATTCCAAACGATTACCATTAACTGTCATTTTTTTTATTGAATTTATTAAATCTTCTTTCACGGTATTTCCTTTTTAATTATCTCGTTTCGTTGTGTTTATTTAACAACCCCAACATTAAACACAACAAACCCAAATGTAAAGAACTATTTAGCTATTGTGTTTAAATGATTGTTGTGGTAGATTGTGTTTAGTTAAATTACTTAGGAATGAAGAAATATGAATAAATTAAAAATAATACAAATACAAGCAATGTTAAATGATGAGTATTGGCAAGGTGTTATTCTTGGTTTGGGTAATGACGGTGTTACTTATCAATATGACGGGTCAGGATGGAGCGTATATGCACCAGCTATAGATATGTCTCACTCTGAAAGCCAAGGTGATGAAGAACATGAAAGAATTGATGTATTCCAAGAGATGAACATCAATGAAATACCAACGGTTTTAAATGGTATGTTGAGCGCATTAACAACCACTAAACATAAGGGGCAGCAAAGATGACCTGCGACTACTGTAAAGAACCATCTAAATACCAATTACAAAATGGAGAGAGATTTTGTGAATTATGCATTAAAAAGAAGTCAGTAATTTTAACAATAGACAAATGCATAGAATACTTAACTAAAAATAAAACACAAATTAGTGAAGAGCAAAGTACTAAGTTGTCTATGCTGTGGGTAGATTCAGAATTGAAACATATTGAACCCTAAACTTAAAGAGGAATAAGATAATGGAAGTTAAATTTATAGAAAAATACACAAAGCTAGGCGATATCAAAGAAGGGCAAGTTGCAGTTTCAAAGGACAGAAAAGAGTTCTTTGTATGCTGCTACTATTGGTGTGCTACTTTAAAATTAAATAAGAAAATCATAATAAACTTAAATTATTTATCTAACAACCAGTACACGGAAACTTTAGATTTAGAGCAGCTAGTAAAGATACTAAAGAGAGGAGATAAGTTTGTTTGTGAAGTTTAACAAGGAATAAACAAATGTCAGATATATTTGAAATAGTTAAAAAGCTAAGAAATAAGGAGAATGTTATAATCCCTAATAACTATTCTTTTACAGTGATGCAACAAATACAAGATCACGCTGATGAAATAGGATATTTAGAACCCATTAAATTTAAGCCTTACGACGATAAACACACTTTATTGACGTTAGATATTCAAACTAAACAGATAACACCTGGTAACTAGTAATTAAAATAAGGTAAAGGTAAATAAGATGAAACACAACATTGAAAAAATAATACCTGAGAAAAAAGTTACGGTAGTTGATTTTAAAACTTGTGATATATGTAAAAGACCTGACAGAGCCAGTACTTCAAGAGTTGATACATGTGATTTAGACAATGTCGAGATAGAGTATAACGATGTAGAATGTAGATATCCTGAATGCGGTAGTGGTGAAAAATACATTTATGACATATGTGAGGAATGCTTTAAAGAAAAAGTTATACCGGCTTTATGTGCACTTGGCGCTGAACCATCCATAGAACCGTGGGACTACTAACAAATAAGGTAAATAATATGAGCGAGAAAACAGAAATATCACCCATAGGATTATTCTTTTCAATACTGGCACTGATTATATTTACATTTTTAGCATATAAAATAACAGGTGAAAGTATTTTGCTGTCAATATTAATTGGTCCAATTGTAGCTGCATCAGCTTGTCGTCCAGCAAATACAGAATATGGCAATAAGTATTTTATGTGGATGCGAGATAAGAAACCATAAATTAACCTAAATAAAAAACCATGCTATACTAGCCCCAATCAACAAAGGGGCTTTTTCATGCCACAGAAAATATTAAAAAGAAAAGCGTTACACCTTAATTCAAGTCTTACCGCAAACGCTATTATCACCAATAAAGAGGTCTACGGGGCCAACCATATCGTCATTGAGGGCGCTGGCTCTATCATTGCTGATACTGTGATGAATGGCATCTTTTACCCGAGAGATGAAGTTATAGCCCTTGCAAATCGAACGAAAGCAGATATTCATGCACCATCAGGTCATCCAGTCGATGAAGATGGTAACTTTATTAGTGCCGGTCACCCCATGGCAACCCAGCAAAATTTTATCGGCGCCATAAGTAATAATTACCGAATGAATGGTGATCGACTTGTCCGGGATATCTCAATAAACCCTGAAATTGCTAATCGATTTTCTGATGGCAAGGAAATAATTCGTCGCATAGAAAACGAAGAGGATACCGATACGTCAACCGGTTTATTGCTTCAATTAGAAGAGAAAAGCGGCGTTGGCAATGATGGGGAACCATTTAAGTTTATAGCGCGAAATATGGAGCTAGACCATGACGCTATATTGATTAAAGAACGTGGTGCGGCAACATCATTACAAGGTGTTGGCATGTTTGCCAATGCAAAAGGTGATGAGTTCACCGTTGACGAATACACAATTAACGCATCAATACCAGCCATGAATTTATCTTTGGCACCGAACGATTTCGTATGGAATGAGTCGGAAGCACTAGCCAGAATTAAAGAGTTCACCAACAGCAAAGATAAGCCGAGCTCAAACTTCCGTAGATTCTTCCTAAACTTCGACCAGTCAAATGTCGATTCGTTTGATAGCTACACCAATTTGTTTGCTGATGTTATTAATGGTGTGCCACATGCCGTAAAAGCACCAATAGAAGCTGTAAAAAATAACGTTAATGCAACGGCTTATAATGAGAGGTTTGTTAACAATAAAGATGGTGTAATCTCAAAAGCATGGAATGTAATTAAATCTATATTCATGAGTAATAAAGATTTAAGCCATAGTGATATCGAAAATAAAATACATGAAAAGCTAAACGAAGGTCGTACAGGTGATATACGTCACCTATGGCCCATGGAGATATTCGACACCAAGTTTGTTTATAGGTCCGATAATGATACACTGTTCATGCAATCATACGCTTTGGTAGATGATGATGTGGTTTTCATTGGAGAGCGCACAGAAGTCGAACGTGTGGTAGAATTTAAAACAGTTAGTAACAACAACGGAGATCGCATTATGCGTGAGAAAGTCATTAAGGCATTAAATGCCGCAAATGTAAACATAGAAGGCTTAGACGATGATGCGATCTTTGCAAAATTTGAAAGCCTTAATAAACAGGATGACGAAAATTTGACTGAGGAAGAAATCCTCAAGAGAAAAAAGGAGAAGGGCAAAGGTAAAAAGTCTGAACATAATAGTTTGACTTTGGACGATATCACAGCAGTCGTGAACGCAGCTATTAAACCTCTTCAAGATAAGATAGACGCTAATACCGACAAAGAACTAGATAACCTAGTTGAGCAAGTCGAAAAACTTGATATAGGGATCAGCAAAGAAGCTGCTAAAACTATGGGTGTAAATTCATGTAAAGATGTTTTAGCCAAAAATGGTGTTACTGCTTTTAATAGTTCTGGCGGCTATACTCAACATAATAATTCAGAAGACGGGTGCTCAACCCTGACTCTTCCAACTTCGGTTAAGGAGTAAATCATGGCTGATAAAGGCAAAAGATTAATATTCTCCGATGGTGAGACTTTAAATGCTACCGAAGGTTTAGCGGCTGATGGCACAATAAAACCTGGTATGTCAGTTCTTCACACTGCTACCACAATTGCAAGAAGTACCAATGCTAGTACTGTTTTCGGTTATCCACATTTATTTGCTGATTACGATATGTTGCACGGCAGAACGGTTGATGATTTGTGGGTATCTGGTGACACCTTAATTGCTCGTGAATTAACCCAGGGTAAAAAAGCAAACCTTATAGTTACCGCTGTTAATTCTACAGCAAGGGGTATTGCGCTAACTTCAAACGGTGATGGCACGCTAAAGGTTGCTGACGTTGCTGATTTAGATTATGTGTTAGCATATACAGACGAAATTTTAAACATTGCAGGCGTTGGCTTAATGCGCGTCAAAGGAGCTTAATCATGATTTTTGACACAGCAATATGCCAAGGTAATGCAGCAGACCTTAGAGCTATGGCAGCTCAATATGCATACGTAAACGCTCAGCGAGATGATCCGCGTCATGCGCTACCACTTAGTATGTTTGCAAACTCAGGCACTAAACCGCTTGATTTATTCCGTGAATGGGATAATCAAACAGTTGCACAATTCAGACTTGATGAAGGTGATAATATTCTAAATCGTTTATTGCCACTATCACGATCTACAAATATTGGGCGAACTGTTTTAGAAAATGCGCGCGCTTCTGATGCGGGTGATTTTACACAATCAATGAGTGGTGAAGAGGGATCTCGCTACGACAATGTTGATTACGATTTAAATCAAACAATTATTCCTGTAGGTCTGAATGGATATAAGCGTAATTGGCGTGAAAACCAACAGTTGAATCTTGAAGACTTTAACGATGCATCAAACCAGCAACGTGAAGCCGTTCGAACACACAGACAAGGTGTTATCGGTACATTCATGGATGGGCATAAAAACAAAGATGGTCAATTTATTGTTGAAAAGGGATCTCAGTGGCAGGGCGTTAGAGCTGACAGTCGTGTTGATCAAATTGATTTAGGTGCAGGTGGTTTAAATGTTGATTTAACATTGTCAACAACTACAGGTACATCAATTTTTAATGCTTTCCTTGAGATGGCACGTATTAGAGCTGTTGATAATAAGGTTTCTGCAGGTGCTATTTATTTCGTATCGCCAACAATATTTTTCAACTTGATGCGCGATTTTGCTACTGAATTTAATGGCAAGTCCATTAAAAACAAAATCATGGAAATTGAAGGCATTTTAGGTATTGAGATGACAAGTGTGTTAATTGGAAACCAAGTGCTTTCAATTCCGTTTCAAACTACATTTATTCAACCTGTGGTTGGTATGGGAGTTAGCACAATAGCCCGTTCTCGTCCTAATTGGAACGACCCATTTGCATTCGAAGTTGTTTCAGCTATCGGTTGGAATGTTAAGACCGACTTTGGATCAGCTAACCGCGCGCTTCAGTACGCATCAGATTAGGAGGAATCATGGCTAAGAAAAATTATGTAGTTAAACGTGCTGGTACTTATGGCATTGTAGGTCGTGTTTTTGAGAAAGATTTTGGCAAAGATGGTTTAACAGATCGTCAAAAGCTTTTAATTAAAGAGTATAAAAAGCCTGTTGTTAAGGTTGACAATACTGAAGAGTTAAAATCTTTAAAGTCTGATCTTGAAGTTGCTTTAAGTGAAAATAAAAAGTTAAAGTCTGATCTTGAAGTTGCTTTAAAGCCTAAAGAAAAGTAACCTTTACAATGTAGATCAAAAGCCACTTTAACCGGTGGCTTTTTCATTTTCGGCCAACTTGCATTACGTTTAACCAGGGTTTATAATGTTTAAACTTTAAACAAGCATTACAAAGCAAAAATAAAAACCAGATACATGCTTAATTCTGGAGATAAATATGAGTTGGTCACTAGCAGGAACTTCAACAGTAAACGTAAAAAAATTTAAAGGAATTACTTCATTTGCACAGGGCGGTATGAGTACTATACCTATTGAAGATATAGCGGTTGATATATCTAGAATTATAGTAATAACAGCAACGGTAGATAATTCAACATCACCATCATTACCTTCACTAGTTCCAACGGAGTTCTCTGCCAGCGGTGGGCTTCAATTCAGCGTATGGATTGATTATACTGGCATACACCTAAAATTACATCCAACTAATAGCGCATTTATATTAAATAGAGAGTTCTATGTCTTAATTGTTTTTGCATAAATATATATGCCTACCATAAAAACAACCAAAATGTTAATATATGCCTATACTTGACAAATAGGACTGTATTATGGCAGACACTAGACCTGATATAACTTTACCAGCAAACACACAAGTAGATCTTTATGCTGCTTTAAATGCACAAGGTGGATTTCCCGCTGTATCAGTTGGTACTCAAATATCCGTTCAAAACAAAGGGGGTGTAAAAATTGAACTGAGAACAAAGGCAACTACACCATCTTCAACTGATGGATCAAATGATTTGGATATCGGCAATCAGCAGTTTGTTAATGAAACTGGTGATTCAGGGGCTTTTGCATTTAGTCCTGGTGTAGAATCTATAATCAATGTAAGGGTTTTTTGATATGACATTCAAGCCATCAACCGATGGTGACGCTGAAGTTGACCCGATAGTTATTAAGGTTAGTTCTCTTTCTGATCTACCATCACCAGTAGGTGACGTAATAACAGTGGTTAATGGTAAAGTATACGACTGGAAAGGAATAGTTGATATAAGCCCTAATAGATTGTTATTCCCAACCGGCAGTACAATTACATTTCGAGGCTCATCAAGCCTTCAAGACACCGTTGTTTCGAACGTGTCAGGGGATTTTATCACAGGTCAGGACGTGTTTATTACAATGGATCAGCTTTCGTTTGAAACTCCTAACGCTGATTTTTTTGATATAACTCAAACTTCTCTAACAAATATCATAATGACGTTTGTTGATATTCTTGATTACAATACACTAGGTAGTATAACTGATACGGATTACGTACTGATGGACAATATGTTCATAGACGGAAGAAATAGCGTTGGAGGACTTAGTTTCTTCGGGACTTGCGGGATACTGCTGTTAACAAATACTCAGCTTCCAGGGTTTAGGGGTACGCTAGTAAACTTAGGGACTGCAATATTTACTGATATATTTCTTCGTAACGATATAATTACAATTGACAGAACAGATCCACTTCAAATAATCATGCTAGGTACTTCTGATAATGGAAATATTGATATTCCATTGAGTGGCTTCGGTCGAGTTGATAACGTACATATACGACAAACAAATGTCAACGATCCCGTTGTAACATCTGCAATACAAAACGTTGAAATAGGTGATAAGTATTGGTGGTTTAGTGGGAATCCAACCGCTCCAGATAGCCGTCATTTTGCGCAGATAGATAGTGAAGCAAACACAAACACAACCGTACTATCATTACCTGACACTTTTGTCCAGGTTACGACAGATAACGCCATGCTTGTCGAAGCTCAACGATTTAAACTAAATGTTAGTAATGAATTAGAGTTTGATGCTATACAGTCGGTAATAGTTACATTTATAGTTAATATCGCTGCTGAAAAGGCATCGGGTGGTTCAGCTGTTTACAAATTTACCGTGTTTAAAAACGGGCTTGCCGGTGACAAAGTTGCGCTATCCTTCCCACTTGAGGTTAAAACAACAGTTGGAACAATATCATTCACAGGTCAAACTACGCTAATTGATGGGGATGTTTTAGATGTTTTTGTCCAGGGAGTTGGCCACAGTGATAATATAAACATTATAACACTTTCATTCCAAATTAACGGATAACGATATAATATATGATCGAACTTAAATACACTTCAAATATATTTTTAGTTATTAATGTAAGGATGTTTTAATTATGGCTTTTGGTAGTCCATTAGATGGTTTGGCGGATTTTGAACCTTTAGAAAACGAAAGAAATATAAACCGAGAATCTGACTTTGATAACCAAACAGCTACAGATATAATATTGACGCCTGGTGTTTTTTATAAAATTGGAGCTAGCTTTTCAACATCTAAAAAATTTACCACTCAGGGCGGAGTTATGGAGGGGCTTAGATCTGCGTCCATCATAACTTTTACTGGTTCCGGCTCAATGTTTACGAACACGGATGGAACATTTAGAATAAGTGATATCTTTATTGATTGCCCAGGCGCTACAGTTTTTGAATGCATTGGTGATGACACTGGAAATGTAGGGCATAGGGTAAATGCTACAGGGGTAGTTGTCATAAGCTGCTTAAAAGTTATGACCTCTACAGGCGCAGGCGCACAAATTTTCGACTTGGTTCAAGTTGGTAATTTGATTGGTACTACTGCTTTTTCATTTACAGGAACGTCCCCTGCAGTTGTTTTTAACTTTTCTCGTGTTGCTGTTTTTAACATGATAGCATCATCAATCGGTTTTGATTTTGGCTCTACTGTAGTAGAAGAAGTAGAAATCGGAAATGTTATTTTATCCGGAGATGCAACTGCTACGGCTATATCTGGTTTGCCTTCAAGCGGAAATATAACACCTAACAATTTAGGGATGGTTGATAATTGTAACTTTTCAGATTTTACTACGCAGTTATCTGGTATTTCTGAGGATGATATAAGATGGCGGTTTAACGGTAACGCTCAAATACCTAACTCAAAAGCCATAGGAATGGTTTCAGTTAACAATAATGTTACAGAAACCGCAATAACCACCATTAACACCCCTGTAAAAATGAATGCTACATTCGTAACTGATGTAGCATCAGGTTTTATCGCTGACGGGACGGGAAGGTTGACATTCATTTCAGAAACAGACGAAAAGTTAGCTATAGACGGAACAGCAACACTGCTGACAGCTTCTGGCGGTTCAGATACACAGGTGAGCTCGTATATTGCAATAAATGGAACAGAGGTTGACTCAACAGTGAAGCAAGGGACGGCAACATCAACAAAGGCAGCACCTTTGTCTATGATTTGGGAGCATAACTTCACAAAAGATGATTTTATTGAAGTTTTTTTAGAGAACAATACTGGTATGGTCAACTTGGTTGGGAAACAGGCCGTTTTAAGAATAAGATAGCTTTATAATATTGCATTTTATTTGAATGATTATTGATTTGATAATATGGTACAATTGCAATAATGAACAAATAGGAATAAATCGACATGGCATTATTTACAGTAAACAAGCCGCTTGACGCGATATCAACCGACATAAGCGCAAACATTCTTGATTTGAATGCTGCACCTCATACTTTTGTCACGACAAATTTTAAACAGATTCTATGGATTGAGAATAATGAAGCTGTTCCGTTAACCATTACGGTGTTGGGCCAAGGTGTTACGGTTGCTAATTGCCCTGGCATTGGTTCTGTAACTTTGGCTTCGATAAGTAATAATGTAATAGTCGTTGCTGCTGCTGCTACTGTTGCCATCAGTGTACAATTGCTTTCTAGTTATATGGGTGCTACTGGCACAACCGTTGATGTGACTGTTGCTGGATCAACCGCACCTTCATTGGCGTTTGCATGGCTGAATGATTACAGCTAAAGAAAAAGGGGCTCACGCCCCCTTTTTGATAAGTATATCAATGTGTATTTTGGCTAGTATTGCGCCTTTTAATTTTCCCTCGTTAAAAAATCCTTTTATGTACCTACCAAAATATTGAATGTGTGTGTTCCTACTTATTGGCATGTATTTAATTGTGTATCTTTTATATTTTATGTGATCCATTATTTAGCCTTCAGTTTTATTGTTTCATTGCAGGTGAATGACGTCCTCACATATTTATGTCTTTTCTTTGTTTCAGCCAACCATTTGTTTCCAGCTTTAATACAACTTGATTGACTACCCATTTCTATTGCTGTTATTGCTAAAGCCTCACCGTTGAAGGTCATGGTTAATATCAATATAAATACGTTCATTATTTAACTACCCATTTAACGCCAGGAATGTCACCGTTAATAATAGTTTTCAATAGCCCTTTAGGTGATAGCCCGTCAAGCATTAAGCAACTCATGGCGCTAACAGCAGTATCAATAGCTAGTTCTTTATCTGTTTTTGTTTCGATTGGTTTGTGAATAACACGACTACAACAATTTTCTATGAATGCTATTTCACCAAAAACCTTAGTTTTAAAGCACAAAATACCATCGCCAATATATGTTATTACTGCTTCGTCATGATGCACTCTATCCTTTGAATCGCTGTCTATAATTATGTTTGATATCATACCGACAACAGGGTTTTCACCAGCTTCTTTCATTTCTTTGGTGTAGATTGGTTTTTTAATTTTTAATGGTGGTGGATCTCTATTTATAAACATATCAAGCTTACGCTCACCATCAATAAGTTTTTTACCTAAACCGTTTACACCGTTTCGCTCATTTAACCAAACTTTCTGCTCAGCCAAATAAATCTCATATAGTGCTTTTATGTTTGGTTTCCATTTTTCTAAGTAGTTATAACCATCACCAACAGGCCACCCATGACCGTATGCATTAAGCCCATCTGATTCGCGTCCATTTTTATACGTTGCAATAACAGGCACCCAATCAGCAACAGGCTGCTCACCTGTGTTTTCTCTGTCTGCGAATGAGACTATGAATGTTTGTTCATCAAAGCAAACCCAGTTATCAGAGCTTATTGTTTTTATGCCTTTATCTTTCAACCAGTCAGTTGGCACTCTAATGTCACTCATGATCTAACCACCAAAACAGCAATAATCATTGAAATAAATCCAAGTATTGGAAATAACACACTCTTAGCTAACTGCATATACCTGTACTTATCAGATTTCAAGTCAATAGGATTTTCTGATAAAAGCTCTTCAAGTGTTCTTTGTGATAGCACTAAATTGCCATCATCTAACCAGTAAACTTTATTACCTGCCCCTTTTATATAAAAAAGAGTGCCAAGTTTATAATCTGCTGCTGGGTTTTGATTTGTTTGGTTATTCATAATTATTCCTTTTAATTGATTTCCTAAACACAATACAACACTTAAACGTAACTTGCAACACCTTTTGTAAAATGCTATTATATTTAAAAATAAACAACAGGCATAAAAATGAAATTAGAGCAGTTTGAGGTATTACTAGAATTCCACTTGGGTTTGATTCGCGCTGAAATAAAGCCGACAACTACTATAGGTGCAAGAAAAAAACTAGTTGATGGTATTTTTTCTGCAGATAATAGCACCATAAAAAGAGAAGTTGAAAACCTCGTTAACAAATTAAATAGTAGATTTGTTTCACTGCAAGGATGGGTTAAATCAAAATCTATTAATGAGAAAATTAAATTATATAACAGTAATAACAATAGAAATCCTAGTGATGACGTGTTTTATGCTACATTTAAATGGATGGTTAATCCTGATGAGCGCGGTCTAATGTATCAAACATCAATAGAGCATGGTATTAACCCGCAATGCATGAAAGCATTAAAACCAAGAATTGAAAGGTGGGATTCTTACGCGATCAAGTTGATTGATACACTGTAATTTTGTACAATTGTATTTCTTATAATTATCGAGTATTTATTATGTATTTATTTATTGAAGTTAAAGGCAAGGACGATGACGATGGAACAGGCACAAAGCCGCCACCATAGACAATGATTGAATTTGTTTTTAGTGAAGCAATATTTGTTAATGCGTTGATACTTTCGCCTTATTTAATACTGCTTATATTAAAGTTTACAGCTGCGAGATTCAAAGTCTTCGCGGCTGTTTTTTTATGTATAGTTATCAGTCACACTCCGCTATATTTAATTATGGACAATATACATAGATATTCTTTTTTGTCGATTGTTTACATCATTGCATGCAGGAATATAACTAATAAAAAAGTTTCTGCAACTTGCTGTATAATGGCTATATTCGAATTATCAATGGTTATTGATAGGTATGTCAATGCAGGCGTTGAAACTTGGCTTTATATTTATTTTGAAGAAATCACACTTATTATTCACAGCCTTATCATTTCTGCTTTCTTTAAGTGGGAATTTAACTGGAGGCGGGGAGCTGTGGGATCTGCTGTTGATTATATGCGTAAGTTATTACGTAATATGCGCTATGCATCACGTTTATGTTATGATTACATCATTAATCAAAAGCGACAAATTGAGTAAATCTGATGAGTGATGACAAATTAGAGAAAATTGAAGTTAGCTTAACTGAGCTGATCAAAGAAGTATCTTTACTTATCGGAGAATTTAAATGGTATAGAAAAGAAGTTAGTGAACTAAAGGCTGACATAAAAAGCCAAGATGGTAGGCTTAGAGTTTTAGAGACTAAGATGCCATCACTAGAAGAAATGAAAGATAACAATAATAAAATAAGAAACTCGGTTATTGCCTCACTAGCAATAGCCGTTATCATTGGCGGAATTATAGCAAAAGTCGCGGGGGCATAATGGCAATACCAATAACAGTAGCAGAAATACAGGCGCTTTGTCCTTCATCGTTACCTGATGCGTTAATTAGTGATTTAATATGCACGGTTGCCGATGCAATGGAAACATGCGTTGAATCTGCTTATCCGCTGTGTTTAGCAAAAAGCATTCTTCAATATACTGTTTGCCATTTAGTTCTTAATTCTGTTGGTGGCGAAATCAAATCAGAACGGGCTCCAAATGGTTCAAGTACAACATTCGAGAACCATAACGGAGGCGAAGGGTTAAAGTCTACTTCATTTGGTCGTCTAGTTATCAGCCTTGATACTGGGCTTTGTTATAACTCACTATTCGCACCTACATTCTTATTTTTATCTGGTGGTAATCCAGCCACTCCTAATGGGGTTTGTTAATGACTAGATCAACAGCAAGAGCAGCAACAAAAACTGTGACAATTTGGCCGGTAATAGGAAAAGATCCATATACAGGTTTAACCTATGGCCCACCAATCACAGAAAAAACAACTTTCGAACAAGGTAGCACACGTCAATATAATGACAGTAAAGGAAATGCCTTTATTCCTCGTTCAATTTATTGGTATGAAATAAGCGCTAACGGTGTGCCAAAGTTAAATGATGCCATTGCATTAGGCGATCATACTGCTGTGCCTGATCCTATAAATGTTAAGGTTGTTGAATTTGTCAAGGTTAGTAAGTTGCAGGATGGTATTCGTCAGATTGATGATGTTATGGTTTTAACATGATAAGAAGTTACGCTGGTTATGAAAAATACGAATCTGCTATTTTAGATAAAGTTATGATGCATTGTTTTTTTACGCAATCTGCGCCTGACTTGGGATTTGTTCTCGGTAGCCCAGTTTACTCTATAGGCTTTAACGAATTAATAGATCTTAAGTTTATTAAGATGCGGCTTTATTACAGTGTTAGGTGGGCTTTAAGATGCCAGTCAATAAAGCAAAGTTAAAAATATTAAAAGACAACATGAAGCGCACATTCAAAGATATTAGTGATAAAAAAGCGCCTCAGTTTGTTAGTGCTGTTTTGTCTATTGGTGAAAATCATTCTAAGGAATTGGCACCTGTTGCTTATTCTTTTTTGATAAATAATATAATAAAAGATTTAAATGTTTCTGGCAGTAAAGTTACCGGAACTTTAACTTATGCTCAAAATTATGCCGCTGCATTGGAATTCAGAACTGATTGGAAACCTAAGCCACCACCAAAATATGGCAATAAGAAAAAAGGTATTGCACCGGCACCAGCTTGGAATCCAAACGCTACGCCTCATTATCTTAAGCGGGGTTTCGAAGATCAAGAGAGCCAAGCGCTGATTAAAAGAGTTGAGGGGATATTCAAGATATGAGCACAATAGCAGATTTAGAAGTCAAACAACTTGAAGATCACTTAACTTCTGGAGGCTTCTTTGCACCTTTTACTGATATTTTAGGAAATAATCAGCCAGCGCCAACATTCCAGTCGTTCGAATTAGATTTAACCAATGGAACGGTTGACCGTAATGAGCGAGTTATCATGATCCGAAACTCTGGAAATATAACAGCTTCAACCCGAACATTTTTCAAAGAAAGATTTATGTTAGTTTTAGTTGTTGGCCGTGTTGGTGAAAGTGATCGCGTTATTGTCAATGGACTCGCCGAAGATATAGAAGATTATTTAGTTAAAAACTTCTCTGATGGTGCATGTATTGCCAATATTGTTAGCTCAGGTGTAAGTCCTACATTCATCACCGAAGATGGTCGCCGGGCGTTTGAAATAAATATTACTGTAATGTTTAATATTATTCGTTGACATTGTGTTTAATGTGTTTTATATTTAAGTTGATTTTAAGTGTAACTATATAGTCTGTATACAAGAGTGAGTTAGTGTTTAATTCCTGCAACGCGTTAAACAGCATAATACCTACCTTGCAAGCTAGTTCACTTTTTATACAGATTATAACGCAAGTATTTTACATTTAGATTTTAATTGACGCTAGGAAAGACTAGAATATAATTAACCTCTCGTTCACACATTGAAACATCGTGTGGGATTTACTGGTAAATCGACTGAGCAGGACACTCGGGGTATTTGAAAAGCCATTGGTACTATTTTACCACCAGTAAATTATAACTATTACATCGACGTACGCAAATTGGTAATCCGCCGACTAAGCGTTATGCCGGTATTTGCAGGTTCGAGTCCTGCCGTCGATACCAAATTCATGAAGTATCAAGCAGTGTTAGCGATGCCCTAGTTAACATTAAAAATCTGCCGTAAAAGCCGGTTTGAGGAGCCATTATTTTAAATAAGAATATTAGAGTTTCAATTGCTCTACAAAATGGTAGGTTTACCGATATTTTTATTATAATCAAAACCCTCTTAATTGAGGGTTTTTTATTACCCACAATTCCATGCTACAATACTATCGAATTAATTATAAATTACTCGGAGCATAAAACATGGCGATTTGTAGCACTTCCACAAATAACCCAGGCAAAAACGTTGCTGTCGAATTCGCTATTGGTTGTGGCGATGATGATTTTTTAACTAACACTTACAAACCACTAGGAACGATAAACGCTAAGGATTTAACTTTTGCTGCTGTTGAAACTGACAATACCAATGATCTATCTGGCTCTACATCTTCATCAATTATAGTTAGAACTAGCTTCGATTTAACGGTTGCTGGTTTTACAACTAATGTCGATTCTGCAACTTCTGCGCAAAACGAATTAGTAACTTATTACTTTGCTGAGCTCCAAGCAGGAAGACAACCAACCGTCTGGATAAAAATATCTGGCCCAAACTACCCTAGAACCTGGCATATTTTTATGAATTACAAAGGCGGCGGGGAAGGGTTTGGCACTGATGATCTGCAAAGTATCTCATTTGACTTTAGTGTTACCGATACGGGCACGGCAATTAATAACGCAGTAAACTTAAGTTAATGCTAAAAAATTACGGGCATGCGTCAATAAAATGGCAAGGTGAAGAATATCACCTTGCTCCTACCTTTGCCAATATTGCAAAAATTGGTACGCCTACCGAGATAATATACGATTTCAAGTCGTTCATTTCTACTGATAACATTTGGCACAAATTTAATATTTCCTTGGTTGTATTGGATGCCTGTAGTGATAAAAAAATACCAGAAGAATTAACCGGAAGAATGCAGTTCAGTGAGCGCCAACAGAAATTCTTATATGTTAAACCTTCTCACGGGTTACCAATGATAAACGATGTCATTGTACTTGCTGAGCATTGTTTTCTGCACGGCGTTTGTGGAAAGTCTGATAAAAAGGGCAAAGGTGAGGCTATCGATTCTTTTGATGTATATGAGTACATGGAGCTTGCCAGGGTTCATCTTGGATTGTCTTCCGAAGAAGCCGGTAACATGACCATGACTGAATTCGTCAGAATGACAGATGCTAAATTTCCACCTCAAAATAATGGCGAAGTTACCAAAGAAGAAAGCGACGATCTTTTTGGTTGGCTTCAAGAAAAAAATAAGGTTCACTAATGGCTAATGCTGGTTCTATTGAGTATATCGTTGAAGCTGATACAGCGGCAATGCTAAAGGCTGAAGCCGTGGTGAATAAATCTTTAAATAAAATAACTAAAGATTTCGACAAAGCCGACAAGTCAGTAAGGAAGTTTGAAAAGACACAAAAGTCAGCCGGTAACTCAATAAACGTTATGGGTCAGGTTTTAGATAAAAATGGCAATATAGTTGTAGGGCTAACACTTAAATACAGGAAACTAGCAAACGAAGCAAGTAATTCATTTAACAAATTAAGCACTAAAGTTTCAAAAAGCGTAAAAGGTGTAAACAAAGGCCTTGCAGGAATGAGTAGGAATGCTGGTCAAGCCGGTATACAATTTCAACAATTTATAGGGCAAGTTCAGGGTGGTCAAAATGCACTTTTAGCATTTTCACAACAAGGCGCCGATTTAGGTATTGTTTTAGGTCTTCCTTTAGTTGGTGCAATAGTAGGTATATCGGCATCAATTCTCGGATTGCTGTTACCTACACTATTTAAATCTAAAAATAGCATGACTGAGTTAGAGGAAATAGCTAAAAAACTTGGTAAAACATTAAAAGAAACTGCTGATGGAACGAATGTTTTATCTGAAAGAATACTTAAACTAGCAAAAAGATCTGAATCACTAGCCAAGATAGAAATATCTAAAGGTATTGTAAATTCAGAAGATCAGATCAAGAAGTCAATAAAAGCAATAACCGAAACAGTTGAAAAAGGTAATTTCACCTTTAGAGAATCATATTCAGAGACCTTTGACGCTGTACTAAATTCAACAACAAAAACTTATGATGAAGTATTAAAGTCAACAAGATCGTTTACGGGTCTTTTAGACAAAGGATTAAGAGGTGCTTCATTAAATGAAATTGGCGCATTAGAAAGGAACACAAGAGCTTTAAGGAAAGAGTTTGGCCTCAGCCAAGAACAAGCAATTAGGCTTGGTGTTTCCGTATCAAATGTCTTTACGGATAAATCTATTTTATCAGCAAAATCTCTTGAAAACGTACTTTCTGATTTAAACGATGAAACAGTTGGAGCAAACAAAAAGCTTGTAAATTTATCATCGTCTTTAATTCCATTATTTCAAAAGATATTTGCCGGTGTAGATAATGTAAACCTATTAAGACAGGCTTTTACTGATCTAGGTGCAGCACTAGAAAAAGGTGAAAAGGAAGTATCTAAATACGATGAAACTATCAAAGGTATAGAGCAATCGTTAAAAGCTCAAACTGTAGCCCTGGAAGAGGGAGAAGAGGCCGCATTTAGATTCGCCATTGCTCAACAACTGGGGTTAAAAGTTGGCGAACAAATACCAGCTTCACTTGATAAGCAGATCGCCGCATTATTTGAATTAAAAGAAGCACAAGAAGCAACCAGAGAAGATGAGGTAGCAACAAAAACACTTAAAGGTAAAGTTCTGTTTCTGGGTATTGATGAAGAAGAGAAGCTAACAGCTAAATTTGAAAGGGAAAATGAGCTACTACGTCAGGCTAGAGAAAAAGACATATTAACTGAACTTGATTTTTTAGAAAGAAAAGAAGTACTTGAGTCTCAGCACGAAGCAAACTTAAAAAAATTGAGAGACAAATCAACCAATGATGCAATATTAAATTTTGAAGCGCTAGAGAATCAAGTTATAGGCACATTTGCCAGTATAGCGTCAGGTGCGCAAGAGGGTGAGTCAGCTATAAAAAGCCTTGCACAATCAATATTAACCCAAATGCTTGGCGCCTTGATAAAGTTAGGAATACAGGCTGTCGTGGGTCAAACAACCGTCGCAGCAACCACCATTGCAACTGCTGGCGCTATGTCTGCAGCTTTAGCAACTCCGGCGGCGCTAATGTCACTTGCTACCGCTGGAGCCAATTCCGTCCCTGCTTCTGCTGGTATAACCGCAACCGTTGGTTTAGCTAATGGCTTGGCCATACCAGGTTTAGAGCATGGCGGAGCAGCACAAGCCGGTAAGCTATTTCAAGTTGGTGAAGGTGGCAAACCTGAAATATTCACATCTGGCGGTAAAAACTTCATGATCCCAGGTGATAGTGGAACGGTAACATCTAACGATGATGCTTTCGGAAACCAACAAGTTCAAATGAATGTTACAATTGAAAATAATGTTTCAAACGCTGATATTCAAACAAGAATGAGCGAGGATGGTAGAAATATGAGGATAATGATTAATGAAGTTGCCAGCCAGATCAATTCTGGTCAAGGTGCGATATCGAAAGCATTAAGAAATTCAACCAATACCACATTTAGGGCTAACAGATAATGGCATTAATTGAATATCCTTGTAAGCTGCCTGACTTTAAGCTTGGCAAAAGAAGGCATGAGCAGCAAACGTTCAGGACTAATCAACCTTTTGCCGGGCAGTTATTTATCGAGCATATCACCGATGATACCCCTGTTACATGGGAGGTAACAATAACAGCTGTAGGGAGAACGCAAGCAAGAATGTTTCAGGATTTTTTGCGTCAAATATGTGACGGTAGCCCATTTAATAAATGCATACTTACCGAGGAAGGTTTTATAGTTCATGAAGTAAGATTTATTGAATTTCCATTATCACCCGTTCAAATAGGAACCGGACAAGCTTGGGAATATTCAGGCGTAATATATGCAACAAAATTAATACAAGAAGATGCCTTGATCTGCGCACCTGGATTGATAGCGAATAATTTAGATGATGCAGCTTGTTTAGATAGGATAGTTAACAGCATTTGGCCACGTGTTAATATTCCACCGCCTTTGCTTGATTTTTCCATTAACCAAAATTGGCCGGAAGTATAATGACAACACCATTTTATAGTGATCAGCAACGTGAGTATTGGGTTAAAAGACCAGGGGACATAAAGCTATTCCAGTTTTGGACGGTTGAATTTCAACATCCTGATTTTGGCTTTGTGAGATTGGTTGAAAATCAATTTGTTGATAAGCAATTTGATGTTGATGGAACATTGGAAACTTTCACCGCTGTTTCAATGCAGGTGCCAAAGGTAACCAATCAAGAAACAGATACCACTAAAGCAGGAACAATAATTTTTGGTAGAATAGGTATACAGTTCAGAAGAAAGTTATTCATGATCACGCCACTAGGGGCTATAACATCACCAATAACAGTCAAACTTAGGCAGTATCAAAAGAATTTAGTTAGTCCAATTTACGAGCGCAGACTTTACGTTGCTAAGGATGGTATAAGTATAACTGCTGAGAATGTGAATGTGAGGCTATCGGTTGATAACCCCGCTAAATTGACGCAGGAATCACAGTTTTATGATCCTAGTATTTGGATTGGCTTACGGGCTATCTAGGTATTGACTTATGTGAGCAACCTTTATTTCCCTCGGCAATATACCCTTTATAAAAATCAGGTTTATTCATTACGGGTTGCTCGTCGTTAACTACTAATCTTGTAACGTCAAACCAATTACCCTCCTGAGTTTTACCTTCTTTACATACTGGTGGTGTTATTACAGCTTGAACGCAACCGTATAAGTCGAATGAAACTGTAGTTATAACTCCTGAAAAACCTGTTACGGCATCTTTTGCTTTTTTACCTAATAATTCAATGTGCTTATTACTTTGCATCTTTATTTTCTCCGTTTTTGTATTTAGCCAGTTCGGCCTTTAATTCGGCAATTTCTTGCTCTGGTGATTTGTAATCAACCGCGTAAAATTTTGATTTTATTTCTTCGTTACTTATGGGTGGATCGTAATTTATTTCTTCAATTTTAACCCAACCCAGAGGTAAACCAGCACCACAAATTAAAGAATCAAAATAATAAATAGGACTACCATCAGAATTTAGTCCTGTAACGTAAACATGTACTTTTATTTGGTTATCCATTAATTTCCCTTAATAAGGTTTTAAACATAATGCTAACACATGTAAACATAATATCAATACCTATTTTATGTTAAACTTAATAAAAATATAAAGGGGCATTTATGGATCAGCATGAATTTATAAGTAAAACGTTACATTTACCATGGGTGAATCGGCAATCAAGTTTTATCTCGGTCGATTGCTGGGGGTTAGTTTTACTCTACTATAATCATGTTTTATGCATTAAATTACCTGAGATAAAAGGATACAAAAAAGGAAGTTGCGACACTGGTCAGGGTTGGGATAATGGCATTGACCAGTGGGATAAATTAGAAATACCAGAGCAAAACGCAATATTTACATGCTACAAATCAGGTAGACCAATTCATGTTGGCATATTAATTTCAAAAACAAAAGTTTTGCACGCCAGAGGATTTATTGATAATCCTGGTAAAGTTGAAATTCATAGTGTAAGAGCAATTGAAGCTATATATGGTAAAATGACTTATCACAAATTTAAAGGTTTGAATAATGCCTAAGCTAATTATACAAAACGGTCAGGCTAGTTATAGCAGTAAAGAAATATTTGATTTCGACGATGGGTTAAATGCTACCCAAATGATAATGAAGCATTTTCCTGATGGCGTCGATCCTGATAGTTATGACATTTATATAAACCGTGAAAAGATTAACCTGTACGATGAGCCTGATGAAAAATTATTCATGGCTTTATCAGATCATATAGTGACGGTTATCAATGAGGTTAAAGGCGTTGGAGTTGTTGCTGGTAATCTTGCATCTGTTTTTGTTGCTTCAAATATTATTTTAGCATTTGTCCCAAAATTACCGGGCAACGTTGGTCAGAGAAAAGATAGCCCGAATAATAACCTTCAAGCTCAGACGAATATAGCAAGACCATATCAGGCATACCCTTTGATTTTTGGTAGTCCGAGAGCTTTCCCAGACTTGACTGGTGAGCCGATAATTGAATACGTAGAAAATCAAAAAATAGTAACTCAGTTTATGAATATTGGCGTTGGTCTATTCGATATAACTCAGATAAGGGCAGGAGAAACACCTCTTGGTAACTTTGTCGGGGCATCATCAACTATATTCGAGCCCGTAAATAGAGTTGTTACCGTGCCAGAATTGACCACGTCATTTGCATCTAATGAGGTTGACGGTCAGGAGTTGTTAGGAATAAATGAAGGTGCAAGCGGTGTAACATATAACCTTGTTGAAAGTGGCGTTGGTAATGCTGATTTTGCGGGGTTGGCTTTTGTGTTTGATGTTTTAAAGGACGTTGAATCAGACGCATTAAAAGCTGCTTTTGATGCTGCAGCATCCTATCATTTAGATTTGCAATACAATAGGGATGTGGACGGTCTTGGGAACTTTCAATTATCTAGTGGGTCTGGTGCCGTATCTTCTGTCGTTTTAGATGGATTCATGACATTTTACACCATAACAATAGATAATTTCACAGGACCGGCATCTAATCCAACTGCATCACCTAAATATCAAGGTCCATTTGTTGCTACTGAAAAAAGCGGTCTAATTATTGGCCCGATAAAATCAGCTGTTGACGCTTCTGAATTATGGCTTGATATTATTTTTCAGCGAGGGTTGAAAGGAACTGTTGATATAGAACTTACTACTCAAGAGCTTGACGGTCAAGGAGGTTTGCCAATTGGCGCGCCTGTTGTTGATAACTTTTCATTCACTGATGATACATTAGAGCAGTTGTTTTTCACTCATAAAAAAGTATTTTCAACTAAACAATTTTTTCAATTCTCAGTACAAAGAACTAATGAAGCATTGCAGAATTCAAGCACTCCAGATCAAGCAAAATTTGAAGCGGCTAAGTCGATTAATAACTTTACTAATTTGACATTTCAAAATAATACATTGATAAAAATTGTGGTTCCTGCAACGGTAAACGCTACTTCATTACGTGAAAATCAAATAAACTTATCACTTACTAGTAAATTAATCACGTATGACGGTGTTAATGTAGTAACGACGCCTACAGCATCCAGAAAAATGGCGGACGCTTTATTGCACATGTACGTTGATTTTTTCGGCTTAGATCCGAACACGCTTGCACTTGATGAGCTTTACGAAATACAAAACAGACTTGATTTAGCAAACCCCGCTCTTGCATCATTCGACTTTACATTTGATGATATAGACGTTTCTCTCGATGAAAGAATGGACAGTATATTGCAAGTCTCCAGGTGCTTTAAATGGCTTGATGGTGATGTTTATAGGTTTGGTAGGGATGATACTAGAGAGTTTGCATCGACGACAATAACTAGGCGCGATTTAGCTACTGAAAGAGATTATTCGATAAGCTTTAACCCTCAATTATTAGAGGCTTTTGATTCGGTAAAGGTTGAATTTGTCAATCCGGTAACAAACAAAAATGATTATATATTCAGAACGTTCGACGCTAACAGTGTTGATCCTGAAAACCCAACGGTTATAGATGGTGTTGGTAGTAACCCTAAAACAATGCAACTAGCTGGTTGTAAAGAATCATTCAATGCCATAAATAGAGCAGAACTGGAAATAAGAAAATTAATTTACCAAAGATATGTTTTGACAGATACCATGTTTCCCGTTGGTATGCTTTTAGATAGGGGTGATATGGTTATTTATGCTGAGCAGTATGACAGTGATCTATTTGACGGTGAAATATTGAGCGTAACTGGTGATATAGCGTCAACAAGTGAATCGATTGATTTTAGTACGGGGCCGTTTGTTGTTCATTATATGGTTGATGATGGCACCAAGATTGGCCCATTTGACATTACTGAGGTACAAGGTCAGCCATTTAAATTTCAAAGTAATGGGTTGAGTCAAGTGTTTGTTAAGGATTCAATGCTAGGGTTTGAAATACAAACAGGCTCAAGGTACATAATAGGCAAAACTATTGATATAGATGCGGCTAGGTGGTCTATTGTTGAAAAAGATGCAGTGGGTAATAATGTACAGTTAACTATGGTAAACTACGATTCAAGAGTTTATGACTTCGATAATTTATAAGGCGGATTAAATGGGTTGCGAAACCAATGATTGCACTGATGTAGCCGCTTCATGTGCAAAATCAAAAAATGAAGTGTTAGGCACAACCAGCGCTGATGCACTGGCATGTAACGCATCTACTATCGATACAGTAGTTAACGGCGTTGGTGTTGCAGTAAATAGACTTGGCAATCAATTAAATTCGCTTTCACAGCTTGAATCAAATTATACAATTACGGCAATAAATGGCGGGATTTGGGCAGCTGGTCAAGCATTCACCGCATTTAATCAATTCATGGTTTTTAATCAAGTTGCTTATCAACCTAAAATTACAACAACTTTGCCTTATATTGTTGGAGCTGATCCTACAATTGATCCAAACGTTGAGCCTGTACCAGTATCTTTAGGTGTATCGAAATCATTTGATCTAACGGCAACATTATTAACACAAGATCTAAACAGCCTTCAAGTTGTAACAACCAGAGATGGAATAGTTACAGGTGATAATTTTGGCGGTGTATTTTCTCCTACCGGTGCAACAATACCAGGTAACGCTGGGACTGTTGATGTTATAACAGCAAAGATTTATGATTTAAATGGTATTGAATTTAAACTTATATCCCAAAAAATAAGATTAGAGACGCTAAACGTTCAATACTCAGAAACACCAGCCATTGTATTAGGTTACATCATAGAGTTAAGGAAAGCTGCGTTTACTCCAGATATCAGCCCGAAATATGATGTTAGCGTTCCGTTTTTTGGTCGAGATGCTTTCACTACAGATTGGGAAACCTCACTACATAGAGGGCTTGCAACTCATAATCCTGAAAACACAGAAATAGCTTTTACTTTGGGTCAAAAGACCACGATAAGAGGTAATAAAACATTTTGGGAAATGGACGTACAAATAAGCTCAGATAATATTGCATTTGTTTTTCACGATGAAACTGTTGACAACTTAACTGATGGAACAGGTGTAGCAAGATCGCTTACTATCGCACAATTACAAGCTTTAAAATTTGACAGGACCACGGGCACTATATTTGAAGAAGGGGTAAGAATACCTTTACTTGAAGATGTAATAAAGGCCGCAGCTGTACGAGGTGTTAAGCTTGAAATAGAAATGAAACGTTATGGTCTACCTGTAACTTTAGCTGATTTTACGGTAATGACTGATTTAATCAAAAAATATTCAATGTCAAATAGCACAACATATTCCTCATTTGAAATAGATGACATAGTTACTATAAGAGGGTTAGATAGTCAAGGTGGCCTTGCATTAGCTTCACAAACGCCATTAGCGAATATAGCTGATTTGGAAACATTAAGATTGCTATCTTTAGGATCAAATAGGCAACCAGTGCTGGCAAAATCAATAGTGCAATGGACTGATGATCCGACTGACGTTGCGGTTTGTCATTCTTTTGGCGTTGACTGCATAGCATTTACAGCAACAAAGGGCCGTGAACTAATAACTTTTTCAGAGATTGGCATACATAAAATACATACCAACAGTAATATAAGGTAATTCTATATAATGAAAATACCAATTAATAAACTATTTAATCAAGAACCTTGGGTGCAGACAACAACAGGCACCGGAGCTATAACGTTTTTCGACAATCCTGAAAACGCTCAATCTACTGGCGATTTAGTAAGAACAATAGGTAATAACACTAGTCAGGCAACAGTACATCATGATTTTAGCTTGTCGCCTGGTGAAACAATAGAGGTTGATGTAATTGCTAGGAACTTACCTGGATTTGTTGATACAGGTTCAATATACCTAGAATCCCCTATTGGCAATAGAGTTGCTGAGGTATTTGTTACGTCAACAAACTTTCAAGATTCAATTGCTTTAGTTTGGACTTCACCATTTAACGAAGGCTTTGCCATGACTCTTGTTAGGGTTGTTTTTGGCTCTGCAAGTACTCGTGATTCTCAAGTTGAATTTTATAGACCAAGGGTTAGGCTTTACAATGGTCTTTTAGCTAGTCGTCGAGTTTTGATGGATGGTGAAATTGATATAACAGCAGGTGTTTATACTTTACTTTCAGATGGTGATCCATTCAACGTTGACCCTGCAACTATAATTAGGAATGGTGCAACAGGTGAGTTGGAAATAAGACCGCACATGGAATCATCTTCACCTTACAGGGGTAAAGTTCATATAACACCGATAAGGTCAGGCGCTTCCAAAAAGTATTACATAGAGGCTAGATATACAGTATCAACAGGAAAAATACAGATAGGTTTCTTTGACATGGGGACTAGTGCGGCTGTTGATGTCAATGCGCTAGTTGATACGCAACTATTTGCTTTTTCTGTTTATATATAATTAAGGTTTTAATATGGCTACTCCAGACTCGTGTACATTATCATCAGCAGAGCCGTTAGGCACTAACAGCGATAATGCATTAAACTGTAATTCATCTGTTTTAGATTCTGTGGTTAACGGCACCGTAACTGTAGTCAGTAGAATAGGTAAAAATTTAAATTCATTGGCGCAGATAGAAGCTAATTATATAATTAGCGCTATAAACGGCGGTGTTTGGGATACAGGGATATCATTCACCGCATTTAATCAATTCATGGTTTTTAGCGGTACTGCATATAAAGTTAAGATCACAACAACTTTGCCATTTGTTTCAGGCGCAACTCCTGATTTGGCATTTGTTGAGCCTGTGCCCGCTTCATTTGTTGACTTGGCGAATAATCAAACAGGTACGGCATATACATTGATCTTGTCTGATAATAATAAAACAATATGGATGAATAACGCAGCATCTAACACTTTGACAATACCTACTAACGCCTCAGTTGCTTTTGCTGTAAATGATATTATTATGATTGTTATGGAAGGTGTAGGTGTAACAAAAATAGCTTCTGACACTGGCGTAACCTTGAACGGTGTTCTTGATGGTAGTGGGGATTTAACATCGCAATATGCAGCGGTCACTTTAATAAAAAGAGGGACTAATTCATGGGTTGCCATTGGTAATATGGGTGCTATTACATGAATTTATTACGTACTGCTATGCAGCAAGCCAAAGCAGGTCCGCCACTTGTTACGGGATCATTTAATTTAACAGCTAATACGAATGCAGCTGGAATTACCTGGGATGGTTTTAATTTTTGGTGTGCTGATAATGTAACAAATGCAATATTTCAATATAATACAAACGGTATTTACACTGGTTTCAGCTTCTCAACTGCAGCAGAGCATGCATCAACAAGAGATGTAACAATTAACGTCTCAAATCTTGCTGTGGTTGGTAATACAAGCGACACTGTCACAAGATGGAGTAAGTTAGGTGCTAATTTAGGTGTTATATTTGCAGTGACTCCAGAAGATGACCAGGCGCTAGGTGTTGATTTTGATGGGGTTAACTTCTGGGTTTGTGGTTTTACTAACTTAAGGGTTTACAAGTATGATTCGTTAGGTATTTATACCGGTATTAGTTTTTCAATATCTGGTGAAACAGTAAATCCACGAGGGGTATCATCAATAAATAATGATTTATGGGTTGCTGGCACTGTAGAAGATAAAGTATTTAAATATTCAAAGTCAGGTGTTTACTCGGGTATTTCCGTTGCAACAGCTGCGTTACCAATGGGTTGTTTGGCTATAGATAATAGCCTTTGGGTAGTGAATGGTAACGTAGCAACAGAGCACGCAATTTAATAAATCAATGTCCTGTCGTTTTTCCATAACGGGATTATTTTTACTCAAGTAATCTTAACATTAAAGTTATCACCTAAAATACTCATCAAGTGGGCTAGAGTTTTTCGACTATTTGTTACCATGATCCCGTTATGGCTGTTTTTGATAGAATCGCCGACTAAAATACAGCCTTTTGTTTGGTTAACCCAATTACCTGCATGTATTTGTACGTAAAACCTATCATGAACATTTTCAAGTTCAATGCAAAGCCCATTTTTACGACTTTTTATTTTGCTGGCCGCATAACCATCTTTTGGAATACAACTGATATCTGATTCGTTGTTTTTCCATGGTGGCTCTAACGTAAAGCATTTAAAGTCACTTCCCTCAATGGTTAACTCGCCCATTGTCGCATATGGTAAATACCATCTATTAATTGTTATCATAATTTCTCCTAAATACATTCGTCATCATCGTCTTCACATTTATTTGTTAATGCTAATGTTTCGCATAAGTGTTTTCTATTATCACAAAAAGATTGTTTCTTACCTGAATTCTTTACCCTTTCCCAAATAACTTTAGCAACAGAATACAAGTTTGCAGCCCTTTTATACTGGCCTTCTTGCTCATTTAATATTGCCTCTGATTGCTTTTTCCTTGCTCTAATTGCTTGTGTCGTTGTCATTTTAATGCCATGTTTCTGTTGATTTGTATTTAATTTAGTGTATATTGTGTTTAATGTCAAATTAAACGTAAAGAAAATAATATGAGAGATTTAACGCAAGAAGAAATAGACGAAGCTCCTGAATGGGCATTAAATTTTAGAGTTATTGAAAATAATTTTACACCAAAAATAATAAGTTACAACTGTGGAAGCAACAAGAAAAAATCACAAGCCTATTACCTTGATCACAAAACATGGACTCCAATATGTTTTGGGGCTACTCAGCACGAAGAATTCAAACCAATACCCCGAGAAAAGTTTGATATAAATAAGTATTATGAGGATAGAAATAATTATGACGACCCTTATATATGTACAAAAATTGACGGGGATGATTGTTGTATTGTTGATGGTTCTTTAGGTAAAGAAGATGCAATAGCAATAGCCAAATACTTCAAACTAACACCGGAAGATTTAAAATGAAAAAACAAGAAGCAATACAATGGTGCGTAGAGAATGTTAACACCTGGCCTAGCAATACCAAAGGAATTGTCAGCACTCCTGATGGTTGGCGTTGGATTAAATCAACTGATGATGATACTGGTTATGTTGATATGATTTTGATTAACGGCTCATTTAATGAGTTTATTAATAAGTGTGATTGGATTGATGCTTTGATGAAGCCGCATAGTGATAGTGAGAGTGTTTTTGGTTAAACGGCACAGGCTAAAGGAGAATAACAGTGTTTGAAAATATAAAGTTTAAATCTATTGAAGTAGGTAGAAGGCGCACCAATGGTTTATTTGTAAATATAATAATCAGGGGTAGGTTAATATCTGGTGTGTTTTCTTCCGAAGCTACAGATAAGTTAAATGAAATTTGCCCTGAATATTCTTCATTGAATATACGTGTCGCTAATGGGTCAATATTTGGTTTTAATCCTATTGTTGGAACCGTAAAAAAGAAGTGTAAAACACATTTTGGGATGACTTGCTTACGTGACCATGTGAAGACTTTAAAAAAAGGCCGTTACAAGTTAACACTCTATAAAGACATGTTGGTATGTGACCTTAACAGCCAATAATTTAAATAAGGAACAGTAAATAATGAAAGCAATAAAAATTGAAAATACCGATCTTATAAATAAAATAAGAACTGACTATATGATGAACCAAATTTACCGCATGGCAAGTCAAGAGGGTATTGGAGAAAAAGCTATGCTTATAAAGGCCGTTATTTGCCTACTAAATTTAAAAGAAGAAGCTTTCCAAGAAAAGGTTGATGAATTAATGAGACGTCCTAGCAATAAAATAATGGAACAATTTAACTTAACAACTAAAGATAATTAACCAACCAACAAAAGCTTATCACGCCGCTTAGCCATACGGTCAAGTAAATCCTGCTGCAAAACTTCTCCAGTCTTTTTATTAACTAGGACTGGTGATTGCGAGCAAAGGCAATTAATAGCGTTACCATTCCTAGCGTAAAACTCTCTAACCTCATCAGTGGTATATGTTCTGCCATGCCTTTTTATATGAACTATCCTTGATGTAGGAGCCAAAGCACTAAACCAAAGCGATAGCATACCCCACTCAGAATCACCATAAACATCTTCGTTAAGTTCATCAGTCTCAACGCCACCAGCCGTTCGGTATGAATTTAATATTTCAGTTCTAGCTATTCTTTGGGCACGATTAAAGCTTACTTTAACTCGTTCAGTGATGTTTTTACTTAATTCTCGTACACCAATACCATCAATCATGCCTCTTGCTAAAGTATTGGATAAGTCAGCCCTAGTTGAGTCTGACAGCCCTTTCATAGATTCAAAGGTTCGTGCCTGAACAAGTCCGACCCGCTTTTGAAATCCCCGGCTAAAAATTATCGAATCTAATCGTATTAATCGCATGTCTCTTGATAGTTCAGGGTCAACAGCCTCAACCGTAGCTATATTTTTAGATGACTGCAGTACGTCACTAGTACCATCTTCATAAGCCTGGGTAAGGTTGGTATTTAACCACCACCTTTGAGTAAAAAAACCACTAGGGTTATCAAGTAATTCGTCATTTAAAAGCTCTTGAATGAACGTGTTTATGTTTTGAAATCGAGCAACATCAATTTGATATTCATATTTTATATTTGCGGATATTACACGTTTATCAAGGGTGCCAATTAATTGGCGCATACCTTTATCGATACGTAGATACCTTGCAACAAGCTTTCTTTTTGCGCCTCGGATATTATTAAACTGTGCAGCAGGATCGGCAGCGTTACGCGGTACAATTGGATTGCCTATGTCACTTTTCCGTAATGAATTAATTTTCATTAAAAGGGCCGCTACTTGGATTCAGATCATCCTCTCCAAATTCTTCTAGACTACCAAGTACTTCTATTTCACCTTCATGACCAGAAGTTTTTAGCATTAACTCATCTGAAAATAAAGGTGCTTTCCTTCCTGAGTTAAATCTTCTTTCGTTGATGTTTTCCATTTTATCAGCTAAGTCTAATTTATCACTTGAAGAATCTTCTTGTAGATCATCCCAGGTAACTTTAATTTCATCGTCAGGCTCACGAACAACGCCTATTTTGATTAAATATTTTAGGAAGCCAATAATAATAGCTGGGGTAATAAAGTTTTCACGGCGACTAGTTGCTGTTTCATTGAATGCTGTTTCATTGCCAGTACTAGCCTGTTTATTCATTTGTACGCCTATTAACTCACTTGCTGGCGTATTTATTGATGATGCATAAACGTTTAATGAATTGGTAAATGGTTGAGTTGGATCGGCTAATGTTGATTGTAAAGTGTGAATATCCATACCGTAAATAGTTAAGTTTGGCGAGTCGCCACGATTGAAATTATCAACATTTTCATCGTAGGTTGCTTTAAACTTCTCATCCTTCAATGCCTGAGCAACTTGATTGTCATTTACATTTGTAATAAATCTTTGCTTTGAATTCTTCCTCAAACCAGTTTGACCACTGGCGCAAATTATTTCAAGATCCATTAAAGCATTAAATCCTGCTTCATTAGCTGGTATGCCAAAAATGCTACCATCGTCGGCACCTTCAGCAACAGGAAATACACGACTGGGATCTAATCGTATTTGCTTATTATCAATTGGATTTCTGTCACCAAAAACCTCTTCACGCAAGTTATAATGTGAAGGCATCCCATAATCAGCACTATTTATATCTGAATTTGTTCCAACATCGGTAACATCAACTTGTGATTCAAACTTAGGTACTAATTTTATTAATGCCTCTACGCTGTTTACTTTTGTTATTGGCTTATCAGGATCGTTTGATTCTTGCTCTTTAACTACCGGTAAAATAACTGCATATCGGCCAACGCGCTGACGCCAATCAACACCCTTTAGCCTAGCAAATAAGAAATGTTTTTCTATTAATACTGCAACATCTTGCTCGAATGGTGTTAACGCGCGATCACCATCTTTTTCACCATCTGTGATGATAGGGTTACTTTGCCAACACTTATCAACAATTTTATGAATACCGGCATGAGCAATACCGAATCTTGATTGCATATTCCAGTGATCACCAAAATTTAGTAATTTTGGATAACCTGCAGAAGACCAATAATCAATATTTGTATTTGAATTATGATATGTTCCTGTTAGGTGATATCCGAACATAGAACTTCGTCTATTACCAGAAAAACCTCTTCCATCTGTATTGGCTAGTAATTTCTTCGCACGCTTTTGTTTTTTACTCGGCATAATAAAGCCCTATTTGATTTATAGGGCTATTATAGCAGGATTGTTTTTTATTATATAATTACTGGTTATCGAATGCTTTTTTATTTCTATTAAACCTTACATACTTGGCCTGTCCACCATTATTAAAGGGAGTCCATAAAGGGAAGCAAACAGGAAAGTTTGCACCAGATTTAACGTGCTTGTTTTGTTTTTTACACCATCTAGTAAATGGTGTTCCATCATGTTTTAAGAATTGAATTCTACCATCTGGAACATAGATGAAAGTAGCTTTTCTTTCCACCTCTTGGAACCAATCTACATCTGGGGCATGTTTTACGCACCCTAAAACAAACGCACCATAAATAGACTCTTGCCAAGCGGTTAAAGTGAATATTTTTGATTGACTGAATGGTGGATTCATCCATAGACAATTTGTTTGATCATATCCTGTATTTATTTTATGAAGTTTGTCAGCCCAATTTTTATCCAGTGCATTATCTTCTTTACTCCAAAAGCTTTTTGATACTGCACTTTTTTCAGTAGCGCAAACATCGTGCATAATATTTACATTTACAACTGATTCTAATTGATTAATAAGCCAGCGAGGTGTCATTGAGTTGTCGGCTTCACTCTCGCCACTGTGATATGCTTTATCCATTACATTTCCTATAAAAGTTGTAAGTTATAACCCTAATCGGCCAAGCGGGTTAGTCTTGATGTAGGAACAAACACGTAATCGAGGAAGAAACGCGCAAAAACCTTACCTACTCATTTACTGTGATCCGTTGTGCTTTAGTGCAAGGAGTGCAACGTCAATGTTGCGACCATTCAACCTTGTATCGAGCAAGATAACGCTACAACGGCAGTCATCATATACGCATGAGTTACCACGTATTATTGTTTGTTAAAACTTACTTGTTATTTCTTCGTCAGTTGGTTCTATTTTTGGTTCAACTTTTTGGGGTTCTGGTTTATTTTCTGCTATTTTTGCCGGGTCGAATGGTTTAGTTGCCACACCTTCATTTATTGGAAATTCTTCCTTATTCATTTCATCAATAGCTTGTGCTGATGCCCACAATGAAGATTTTAACGTTTGCATTTTATCCTGCATAGGCTGTGGCATAGCTAACCATGCTTTTTTTAGTGAATCACAACCATCATTGGAAGCTAATTGCATCTTATTACGGTAGCTTTCCATTTCTTCGTCGACATCGCCAGAGTTAACCCATTCAAGAATTTTACGACCTGTTTCTATGCCGAGATAATTACTTCCATCACCGAATGCTGATTTTAAATCTTTAGGTATTTTAATGTGCTGTTGATTCATCCCTTCATTGAAAAGCATTACACTAGCTGTCATTTCAAATAAGAAATTCTTTTCACATAATGGCTGCACACCGATACTTTTTGGATTGCTTGGATTGCTAAAATCCATTTTTTCAGCTGCACGTATACATGCGATTATATGCATATCAGATTGTAACAGGGTCATCATAAACTTATTTTTATGTTCGTATTTTGCCTTTTTCCAATCCGCCATTTTCTTGCCGCGCAACAATGGTGCTTCTGCTATCTCCATGCAGCCAGATTCCCATTCATGAGATACAGAATCAATTATCAGCACCTTAACGCCAGCCTGTTGAAATTCCTTTATTGCTGTTGCGTATCTTTCAGGTGAAAATGGATAGAATAAATCACCTATCATAAACTGACCATCTAACTCATTAGCATAAAGTGAACCTCGGCGATTTTCAGTGTCAAGGAATCCTATCTCGTTTGCGTTATCTACCATGCCCCTTGCTATGTATAATGCAGTTAGTGTTTTGCCGCTTCCTGATTGCCCTGCTAATCCTATTACCAATTTTGAACCTGCTCTTACTGCTGGGCGTATGTTTAGGATGCTCATGGTTTAACACCTAAAATTTCAGACATCATGTTATCAATGGCTAGAGTTATTTTTGCTCTAGTTGTAGGATCTTGTCTAAGGGTGTTTACTGTTTTTTCAACCTCTCCGCCAAATTTTGAAATAATAACTTTTGCTAATTTAGCTTTCATCTCACTTTTAATTTGAATTTTAAAGTCACAAGAAGACATTAGCTCATTAACTGCTTCTGACGCCATTGATTGCAATGATTCCTTTTCGCTTTTAAGTGCATCATTTATAGCTAGAACTAATGGTGAATTGTAACTTAGTAATGACGATTCAATTGCTTTGCTGATCGCTTTTTCTGCTGATAGTAATAATTCTGATTTCATAATATTTCCTAAAAGTTAAAACCTGCAATAATAATATTACGTTTAATTAGTTAATGCAAGTATTATGTTTAATTAAAACCATAACGCTTAGCAATATAATCAGACGTAGGCAAATTAACCGGACCGTCGAAATATGCGGGCCAAACATCTGTTTTTTTACATTGGTCAAATCGAATCAAAGCACTAATGTATTGTTCACGTCCTACTTGCAACTGTTCATCAGTCAAATAATAAAGTTGATGTATGAATGGTGACTTTTTCCCTTGAGCCAATAAAGCCGCTTTGAAATGTTTTGAGTAAACAGCCGACAAAATATCGCATGTAAATGCTTGTTTAAACCAATAACCGGCTTCGTGTGCTTGCCTAGCGAACTGCTCTGGGTTCATTCTTGCCGTGGTTTTATAGTCAGGAACCACGCAGTCATGTGTAATTATATCCGGCCTTACTTTTACTTTGTGCCAAACATCATTTATTAACAATTCGCAAAAAATAGAAGTTTCAACCGTGGCACCTTTAAATAATTCCAAGTTACTTTCATCTGCAAATAGAGCACGCCTCATTTGCATTATATTGTCGTGATCCTCACCTTTTACCAATGTTATTTGTTTTTCTTCACAATTAAGCTCTTGGATTCGATCATCTAACGCGAGTATTTTTACGTCAGGGTCAATGTTAATAGCTCGTTGAACAAGTTCATAAAATGGCTTGTTTGAATATCCTGGTATACCATGGTCCTTAATGAATTTCTTAATGCCTGCATCACTTGTTAAATAATTCTCATCATCAGACTTTGTTATTTTCCTGGCAAATTGCTCTTCAAATAAATCGGGTTCAAGCATGGCCGCATGACTTGCTGTACCAAAATGTAATGCGGCTGACTGTTCTTTTTCTCCGAAATGAGCATCAGCTGGGCACTCTGCGAATATGTTAAATAATTCTGACCCACTGGCATAGTCTTTGTATTTTTCACCGTGGTAATCATCGTTTGATAGCTCACCGTTTGGATATACGGTTACATTTTGTATTCCGATTATCATCTCGACACCTTATCTTTTAAATTATGATACTTATTAATCCACTCATCTTTTGATTTTTTAAGGTATGCACATGATCGCTCTAATTTTTCTATTTCTTTTCTTGATAGCTCACTGCTTATTTTGCAAAATTCACGTCTAGCAATACTTAACGGAGTTGTCGCCTCATGACCCGTTGATTCATACCCACTAAAACAACCTTCTGTTAATCCGTGAATTATTTGGTCTGAAACATGCTTTATTATTTCGTCACTACAACTCAATTGTTCTATTAACTGCTTTTCCTGATCACCTGAAAGGCTACTAAGCAAATCAACTATATTAATTTTTAAATCGTCACCGTCTAATTTTGTTGAGATACTCATAGTGAACCGCCATTAATTGATTTCAACAACAAACGAGAAGCTTTAAACCTTAATATTGGCCGTTCTTTGCAATGAACTTGTTCGCCAGTGCTGGGGTTTCTTTTAAAGCCTGCTGGATGTATTGAAAAATAAAAAACGCCTAAACCCCTTAATTCCATACGACAAAGACCCTTAGAAACACCATCTAGATAATCAATAAATACATCAAATGCGGCTCTTGCTTCTTCTAGACTTACATTGGCTAATGATGAAATTATTGAACATATTTTTGGTATGGATGCTTTTTCACTATCATCTTTACTTTTACCAAAAGTGATAACTTTCCTGGCCGTAATTAAGTGATAATCGCCATTTTTAGGGTTTCTTCCTGCACGCTCTTCTTTATGATTAGTTGATAATATGCCACAACCTTTAATGGCGACTTTTTGCCCATCAGTTAACAGAGCTATCATGCAATCAGTCACCGATTGAATGATGATTTTTGCTTTAGACTTTTTCATCCCAGTAACTATTGACAAAGTGTTTGATATCCTTACTTTTGTTACTGTCATTACTTTTCTAGCATCTGGCTTTCTATTGATTCGCATTTTAATTGCCTTTAGTTATTGAGTTCTTAATAAATATAGTACGTTGCGTTTAGTAAATCAAGAGTTATGTTTAATTTTATTTGAGAAATAATCTCGGATTGCTTCAAGGGCTGCTTGGTATCCGTATGCGACAATTGAAATATAACCTCTTGCCTGACAATTCAATAGGAATGTTTTTTGCTCTGGTTTGATTTCGCTGTCAGCTTTACGTGATCGTTTTAGCTCTAAAACTAACCCATGACTTCCGCATGATGGCACCATTGTTATCCAGTCTGAAACGCCCTTTTTACGGCCGTACTTTTTTAAGTCGGCGCCGTACTGAGCGCCACCTGTGCCACCTTCATTCACAACATGAAACATCATCGAATATTCTTCAGGAAACCTAACACTACAAGCTGAATTCAAATCAATCTGCTCGCACTTCTCCTTACGAGATTTCATATTGCTGGCATTTAATACATCATCCCAATAACACAGAATACCCGAACGGTTTCGTTTTTTGATTATCATCTCTTCACCTTTTTGCGCATTTTTTTAGCGGCAGTCACGGCCTGTTCAATTAACTTAGATGCCGTGTTAAACTTATTTTTCTTAAAGTCATCACAAGCGCCAGTCGCCGCATTTCTTGATGTTATTTCGTCGCAATTTTCAGACTTACACCTTTTGTAAACTGCTTTGTATATCATGTCGATAGCGCTTGTCATAGTCTTGCCTCTATTTTGTATGCTAGCCACGCTCTAAAAGGGGTTTCTCTTTTAAACCCTGATTTTGATCCACTAAAAAAAGCATGTTCTAATTTCTTTTCAGCGTCATGTTTGTAATCGCTATCTAAATCAGCATTGGTTCGTAGAATTAAGTTATCCTCAGAAAGTTCTTTTTTATCGCCGGTTAATTCTTCAACTTTTTGCTCAAGCTCTTCGATTTTTTCAATTAACTGTTCTTTGGTCATTTCGTTTGTATTCATGCTACCCTCTTGCCCCCTTTAGTCGTTTTACCACTATTAAATTTCAATCCATGTACAACTGATTGACCCTTTTCATTAATACGATGCGTTGCAAAAACTGGTATATCAAACATGGCTTTATTGTTAATCACTTGTGGTGCAGTCATTGACATTATACTCATTTGATATGAATGACCGTTTATGTGACGGTTAACGAATCCAGATTGCCAAGTTCGTTTGCCACCTTCTTTAATGGCCCAGTAATCAACGTTGGCTATTTCCTGCTTTCCGGTTTCATCGAAAACATCAAAGTAATACTTAACATTTATTGCATCGCTGTTTTTACCTGTAACGCTTATAGCCATTCTAAGAACAGGCTTCCAGTCATGGAGACCATACGATGTATTTGATAACTTGGCGTTTGGATCAATCAGTGTATTATCACAAATACGACAATAACGAGCGGCAATGTCATTTTCTGCGCCACAACCTTTATTTTTAAGCAGGCCATTTACCATATGATCATCACACGTTCTTGATTTCCAAAAGTATGCGCATCTACCGTCTTTTTCTTTTTTACTTTCGCCTTTGCAGCGCCTGGCATGCTCGCCGTTTTCTGTCTGGCATGTAGGGCATGTAATAGGATCGCCGCTATCTTTTGACTTTTGCAGGTCAGCATCTTCAAGCAATGGATCATCAAACATTTCATGCATAGACGCCATGGTTCCAGAATAATCAAGCACTAGGTGATCACTCTTTTCATACCCTAGTTTTTTATGCTCATCCTTGAGTAAGCGCATGCCACGACCTAGTAATTGAGTTAAAAGCGTAAGGCTACCAATGCGACGAAGTAACACGCTGACATCCCACAACGGCACGTTAACACCTGTCGTTAAGCATCCTATTTGTACGATATATTTATACCTAAATGTGCCTCGATCATTTAACTTACCGTGCTTTGCGTCTCGAAGTATTTGTTGCCGGTTTTTCTTGCCTGTATCTATGGTGATAATTGCATATTCATCATCAGGCAATACGCTGACAGCTTCTTTACAATGTTTGGCACCTGCACAAGTGATCAACACACATAGCCTATCTTTAACTATTCTAATGACGTCCATCATTATCGATTTAGTTAGTTCTATGTTCATTTTATCGTGCATTGCTTCCATATCAGCATTAGAAAAATCTTTTGTGCCATGCTCTTCAATATCATCGAATTCAGACAGGTCATAACCGGCATCTTGATCAGGTACGCCAAAAATTGTTGGTACAATATAACTATTATCAACAAGGAATTTACGGCCAATTTCTGGTAATATTACCTGCTTCCAGAATGGTCCCTTTATTGATTCAACACCTCGATATGGAGATCCTGTCATACCTAAAATAACTAGCTTAGGGTTTAGCACTTTGAAATGGTTTAAAATTTTTGAATAGCACTTGTCGCCACCTTTGATAACGTCCTCCCAATTTACTTGATGGCACTCGTCGATTAAAATTATATGAGGTATCCATTTTGTTCTTGCTTTTGGGTCAAGTAATCCGTATTTATCACTTAAATGATTTGTAATAGTTCCCTCAGTACCTACCACAGTTGAATAATGCGTTGATTTACGGTCAAGGCTTGCAGAAAATACAGAGCAATTAGAACCCATGTTAAAAACTTCTTCGGAATCTTGCTCGACCAGCTCACCCGTGCGGGCAAGTATCAACAATCTAGCGCCAACATTTTGACAGTGGCTTGCGATTGCCCCGGCAATAATGGTTTTACCTGCAGCTACATAAGCATTTATATAGGCTGGAGTTGGTTTAATTTCACCTGATAATTGCTTCCTAATGTGGTCAAGCGAGTCTTGAATAACTTCCCATTGGAATTCATACGGCGTTATTTTGCCTAGCTTTGGTATCTCGATCATGAGTTACCTTTTAACAATTCAACTTTTGCCTGTAAATTAGCTATCTGATGTTTTATTTTTATGATTTCTTCGGTGTTGTCTGGTTTGTCTGGCTTTATACGGTATTCCCAATCAGCAAACCAACATGGATCGCAATCGTACCATTTGCCATGAGGATGTTTACCTTGAATAATCGCCCCATCAGCCCATGCTTTTATTTCTTTACAGTGTATGTGTGGGATGTGTGGGGTTGGTTTTTGCTTTACAAGCTCAAAAGATGCACTAAGTCCTGTATATGAGTTGTTTATACAAAATTCAGACGCTTTGTTAAGTTCT